AAACACCCTACTACCGGATGCCGCTCAGCATGTTACGTGTGCTCCTATACGGATGCTTTTTCCACAGCGGTATTTCTAAACTGGCCCGCTAACCTTATGTGTTGGATTGTTTTGCCTTGATGCTATGTTCTAGCAAAGCCTTGCGCAATTTATCGGAACCGCCAACTCTAACATTAATAATTCCATTGTAATACTCGTCGCTCTCTAATACACGGCGGTCAAATTGCTCTCTTGCCTCTATGTAGGACATTTCGCCTCTGCCTTTGCAAAGATATAATATTTCTCTTGTGAAGTTTTCTGGGCCTAGTGCCTGTACATCTGCGTTTAATCTATCTGACGATCCCCAATAGTCACGCCAGTCTGATTCTTTGTAGCCTCTGCGTTTGTTTTTCTTGCCTTTGAGAGGTGGTTTTGTAGTTTTAAATTTTGCTAGTTTCTTGCCTACGTACTTTTGCCCAGTGGTAAGATTGGTTATGAGATAAACAAAGCCTTCATATTCGTCTGGTATTTGATCTATTACTTTGCCTTCATAAGTCCACTGCATGAGTATACTTATGAGCTTGCCTTAGTTGTTGCCTTCTTTTTTGGTATTATGCTTTTCATGTATTTCATCCATCCGTATTTTAGCAAGTCTGCGAATTTCTCGCAACCATTTTCTGCTTTCGCGATGAGTACGGACAGAATTTCGTGCCTCAAATTTTTCATTGGCTTTAAAATAAGCCATATATGCCTTAGTTAATTGATCGTGTATATCGTCTTCAATCATTCTGCAATTTCTAAATCGTTTTCATAGCTGGTAAAGCCATTTTCCTTTACAACTTTTAGAATATGATTAACTCTTCCAACTAATTCGTCTTTGTGCGAAATCAAATAGATATTTTTATTACGTTCTCTAGCCATTTTCTTGAGAACACCTAACGAACCTTCAACACCTGCTGTGTCCATACCACTATCAATTAACTCGTCAATGAACAATAAGTTAATGTTTTGATACAAACTCTCCCAAACATCACGGAATGCAAAGCTCAATCCTAAGATAAGTCTATTGCGCTCGCCTCGTGACAAGTTATCAAAGTCTAGATCCTGTCCTAGCTGTGTAATTTCAACAGTTAGATCGTTTTGGAATTGTACTTGATGCGGCAAACCTAGTTTGTCAAGATAGTAAGACAATCTGTTGTTTAGGTATGCAAGATTTTGATCAATAATTTTCTTACGAATAAAACTATCTTTGTTAGTAAGAAGTTTTTGTAAGAAATCTTGATGTTCACGCAAACTAGTTAGTTCGTTTATAGTATCCCAACTAACTTCTTGTATTGCTTCATGCTCTAATTCTTCAATTTGACCTTGATAAGGATCTGCTTCTTGTTCTTTGCTTGATAATGCTTGTTTTAAATTATCTACATTATTTCTATGGTCGTATGCTTCTTTAGCAGTTTCATAAAATGTATTAGGACGACCGTTGATATCTCCGATATCTGTTAATCCTTTTAATACATCTTCTAGTTTATCAGCAACTTCCGTTTGATATGCCATTGCATCGTTTAATTCTTTTGCTTTTCTTGACTCAATTTCCGCTTTTTTATCGTCGTGTAGAGCTTGTCCGCAAGTATAACACGTTGCATCGTCAAGATTTGCGATGTCTTTTTCCGCCTTTTCAACAGATTTAGTGGCACGTAGTAATGCACTCTCTAGTGTGCTTTTTTCTTTATTTAGAGCCAAAATAGAATTGTTTAGTTCGGTCCAATTTGCTAGTTTTTCATGTGCTTCTAGCTCTGCATCAATGTCTAGTTGTTCTAATTCCGTGATAGATTTTTGTAAATTTTCAATGTCTGTACGTTTCTTATTCTGCCACGCACTTTGTTTTACACCTAAACTTTTGATTGTTTCTTGAATGTGTTCGTTTGCTTTTTGTACTGCTTCTATTCGATTAGTTTCTAAGTTAATTTCTTCTTTAGTTTTGCGTACTTGCTCTTTTAAATTTTCTGCCTTTTCAGACAAAATAGTAATACCGAGCAACTGCTCAATAATAGCACGTTGATCGTTTTGTCGCATACTTAGAAACGGTTCACTGTATGTGTTTAGTGCAACAATATGTTTGAACATATCGTGGCTCATACCTAGCAAGTCGCTAATAAACTCTTGTGTCTTGCGACTATCACCTTGACTTTCGTCAACTAGTTCTTGTTCTTGTTCATTGATATAAAACTTCAATACATTAGGAGAGCGTCCTCGCTCAATCCTATAGTCTTGTCCGTCTTTCTCAAAGTGTAGGGTGACCAACATTCCTTTGGAATTAGTCTTGTTAATAAGATTGTTCCGCTTGATGTTGGTCAGTGCTTGGCCGTACATAGCGTAGGATAATGCATTGATTATCGTAGTTTTACCAGTACCGTTTCGTGAGCCAGAATCGTCACCTCCTTGATCGAGATTTTCACCGAGCACCAAAGTCAGTTGTTCTTTGTCGAAATCTACAGCTTGGGTTTGATTGCCCACGCTCATAAAATTCTTTACAGTAAGATCTTTAATTTTAATCATAGTTCGTTATAGATGTCCAATAGCATTTTCTTATTGAAATTGTCACTCTCAATAGCAGCAATTTCTTTTGTTACAATTTGATCTACACTTTCAAAATGTTCAATATCAATATCACTAGAAATTTCTTCAATCTGTTTTTGAGGAATAAGTGTAATTTCTCTACAGTTATATTGATTAATAAATGTTTCTTTGATAAACTGCGCTTCTTCATATGATATAGGAAGATCTAATGTTACACGAAGATACATTTTAGGTTTTATTACTTTGTCAGCATTGTCAATTAGTTCACTAAGTTTAATTGTACGATACTTAGGACAGTTCCACCAATTGATGTACTCTGGCTCTTTGCCGTTTTCGCGATCAAGTATCATCATACCGCGTTCGTCATCGCCAGCATCAGCATAATTGTGAGGAAACGTATTGCCGATATAGTGTATTTTTCCTTGTACTTGACGTTTGTGGAAATGTCCGCTAAACACATAGTCTTGATTTTTAAAGTGTTGCGGACGTAAGTCTCCATGGTCAGGCATTTGTACCATAGCATTCATGTAAAAACTTGGAAGTTCAAAATGTCCAAACATATATTTGGCTTTGATGCCTTCTATTTTCTTCCACTCTTCGCCTACTAACCAAGGTACAAGTGCAACATCTTCTTCTTCGTAGATTTCGTCTACAAACGTAATACCGTCAATGTGCTTCCCAAAAATAGTTGAACTTACATCACGTTTGTCTTTGTAATATAAGTCATGATTGCCAACAAACATATAGAAATTGTCAAATGCTTTACCTAGTTTTTCTAGGCTGCGTATAGTTGCGTCCATAGTTGTTAGATTTAATGAATTACGATTATGATGCCAATCACCGCAGAATATACCGGTTTCGCACCCGTTTTCTTTTGCTTGGTCAATAAACCAATCGATAAATTCTTCACAATCGTCGTTGTGTACTTTACTGTTGCCTTTTAATCCAAAGTGGATATCTGTAAAGACTGCTGCCTTTTTAAACAAAACGTATTTTCTCCGTACTTATTAACTACAGTATACATGAAATACTGGGTAAGGTCAATCTTTTTTTGCCTCTTTTTCTCGCTTCATAGCTGCTTCCCATTCACCTTGATGTTGTCTTGTGTAGGAAGGATTCATGTCATTCATTTCTAAAATGTCGTCACGTATGTTTTGATTGCGTTTTTCCAAGTTGATAACACGTACAAATGAGTTTGTAACTGCCGCTGTGTAGTAAGCAAATGGGTTTGCTGATTTACTTTCATCAAACTGTAATCCAATTTGTGCTAGTTGTAGTATTGCTTGTCCACGCATTTCGTCATTGTAAGTGTATCCACGTACATTACCACGTGTTGCATACCTGTCGCATAACTTCATCCACATAAGTGCAAGTTTGTCTGTTGCTTTTGCATGTTTTTGACTAAAGTGTCCGTTTTCCATGCCGCCAACCCAATGACTTTTGCCTACACATACTAATTCACCGTCGTCGTTGAATTTGTAATGCTGGAATGGAGGAAAGTTTAGTTTTACCTTTGTATCTGCTATTGTTTTAGGATTCTTTTTACGTCCAGGCTCTTCAGGAATATGATCAAATGTCATAATCCTAAAAATTAGTTCTTCTTTTGTAATTTTTTTATAATCGTGTTCGCA